CACATTCGGAGATTTTTTTCCGTGACAGAGCAAAATTCACCAGCGGCGGGAGATGGAGTTCAAGAGCGCGATCTGTTTGGCGCTCCAGTGACCCAAGTGCGCGAACGGTGGGGGCGTCCTTCGTTCAAGAAAACCCCGGAAAACCGGGAGTTTGTAGCGGCGCGCGTGGCAATGGGCTGGACGCAGAAGCGGATTTCCATCGCGATCGGTTGTGATGAGAAGACGCTGCGCAAGAATTTTTCCCGTGAGCTGGATCATGGCAGAGATATCGTGGAAGGCATGGCGATCGATGTTCTGATGCACAAGATGCGCCAGGGCAACGGTCCGGCTATCACCAAAGTGCTCGAGCGCATCGACATGGCGGACCTGAAGACGAAGCCGGCAGCCCCGAAAAAGCCGGAGCCACTGGGCAAGAAAGATCAGCTGCGGGCAGCCGCGCACGAGCCGATCGGGAGCTGGGCCGATACACTCAACACGGAAAAACTGAACTGAGATGACAGCTTTAGCCTGTCCTGACTGGTTCGAACGGCTTCAGGCTGGCCTAACACCGATGCCGGATCTCGAGCTTGATGAGGAAGCCGCGGCAAGAGCTGTCAGGATCTTTGACAAGCTGCGGCTACCGGACGTGCCAGGAACGCCATCCATGGCGGAGGCGGCTGGCGACTGGAACCGTGATGTGATCAGGGCGATCTTCGGATCGGTGCTGACCGATGTCGACGGCAAGATCACCGGACGGTCGATACGCAAATTTTTTGAGCTGGTGCCAAAGAAGAACGCCAAAACCACCAAAGGCGCTTCGATCATGCTGGTGGCACTTCTGCTTAACCGCAGGCCGCGCGCCGAATTCCTTCTGGTGGGGCCGACGCAGCAAACTGCGGAGCTCGCTTTCAGTCAGGCCGCAGGTATGATCGAGGCTGATGATGAGGGGTTTCTGCTCAAGCGGTTTCAGATCCAGCAGCACAAGCTGACGATCGTCGATCGGACCAACGGTGCGAAGCTGAAGATCAAGACGTTCGACAACAAAGTGATGACCGGGGTCAAACCGGTTGGCGTTCTGATTGATGAGCTGCATGAACTTGGAAAGTTCTCCTATGCGGAGAAGGTTCTTACCCAGATCCGCGGTGGCATCATCGCCAACCCGGAAGGGTTCCTGGTCTACATCACCACCCAATCGGATGAGCCGCCAACGGGTGTGTTCAAGAGCGAACTGGAATATGCGCGGGATATCCGCGACGGCAAGGTCGAGGGTGACCTTCTGCCTGTGCTCTACGAGTTTCCAATCACAATGCAGGCGGCCAAGGATGAGCCGTGGCGCGACCCTTCCAACTGGCCGCTGGTGCTGCCAAATCTTGGACGTTCGATTACCATCGGAACCTTGATGAGTGAATTTCGCGAAGCCAATGCGAAGGGCATCGAGGTTCTGTCTATCTGGGCGAGCCAGCATCTCAATATCGAGATCGGGATCGCGATGCACCGGGATCGTTGGGCTGGAACAAAATACTGGCCGTCAGCGGTCGATCCGGAGCCGATCACGGTTGATGGCCTGATCTCGCGTTGTGATGTGGTCTGCGCCGGCGTCGACGGTGGCGGGCTCGATGACCTTCTGGGGTTGGCGCTGGCGGGCCGGGACAAGGTGACGCGAGACTGGCTGTTCTGGTTTCATGCCTGGGCGCATCCGGATGTTCTAGAACGGCGCAAGGAAATTGCCGATCGGCTGCGGGCTTTCTCACGGGATGGCAATCTGACGATCTGCGATGAACCTACGCAAGACGTTGATGAAATTGCCGACCTGATGGAGCGGGTGCATGTGGCGGGGCTGTTTCCTGAGAAATACGGCATCGGCCTCGACCCTGTCGGCGTTGCGGCCATCACCGACGAAATTGCCAAACGGGGCATTGATCCGGAAATCATGACAGCGGTCGGCCAAGGCTACCGGCTGTCGGGCACGATCAAGGGTTTCGAGCGGAAGCTCAAGGACGGGACGCTCTGGCATGACGGTTCCGATCTCATGACCTGGTGCGTCGGAAACGCGAAAGCCGAACTGAGAGGATCAGCACTGATGATCACCAAGGAAAAGTCCGGTACCGCAAAAATTGATCCGTTGATGGCGGGTTTCAACGCTTTTGCGCTTCTGGCGCGCAACCCGCAAGCGGCAGGTCACATGAACATTAATGATTTTCTCGGCGGCGCCGTGATGGCGATGCGCTGACATGGGTATGTTTATCAAGGCGGTTGCCGCCCCTTTCAAGCTATTCAACGCGGTTTCGGATGAGATCGCAAAAAGCCGGCGGCTTTCATTGGTAAACGGGCCGGGATGGGCGGCGTTTGGCGGGCGCGAAAGCAACGCCGGCAAGCGGGTCAACATGGATACTGTGTTGCAGCTGTCGACTGCCTGGGCTTGCATCAAACTCAACGCGCAGGCGGTTTCGTCGCTGCCTGGCGCGATCTATGAAAAGCGATCTGACGACAGCCGGGTCAAGGTTGATGATGATGATGTCGGGCAGGTGATCTTCGACAGCCCGAACCAAGACCAGACTCCGCTCGAATACTGGGAGGGCACCGTTGCCTGGCTGATGACCAGCGGAAATGCCTACTCGGAAAAGGTGACGATCGGAAAGCGCCTGGTTGCACTCGATCCGATCATGAGCACGCATTGCAGGCCGGTTCGCAAGAGTGACGGAACTCTGGTCTATGAAATCCACGACCGGGGGAAAACCGAGACGCTGCCGCGGGACAAGGTGTTTCACCTCAAAGGATTCGGCCAAGGGCTCAAGAGTGATGACGAAGGCATGTCGCCTATCGCTGCCGGTGTGCATTCGCTGGGTGCGGCCATGGCCGCCCGTGACGCGGCGGCGACGACATTTGCAAATGGCATGCGGCCGACCGGCTTTTTCCTTTTCGATCAGGTTCTCGACAAGCCCCAGCGCGAGCAAGCGCACAATGCGCTTGTCAAACCATTGCAAGGATCGAGCCAGTCCGGTGGTGTCGGCATTCTCGAGGCCGGGGTCAAGTGGCAAGGCGTCAGCCTCAATCCTGAAGATGCGCAGATGCTTGAGACACGGCGCTTCGATGTCGAGGAAATCTGCCGCTGGTTCGGTGTTCCGCCGATCATCATCGGCCATGCCGGCGAAGGGCAGACCATGTGGGGGTCGGGTGTTGAGGCCATCCTGATCGCATGGCTGACGCTGGGTATTGACCCGATCTGTGACCGGATCGAAGCACGGATTCGAAAGCAGTTGATCGCGCCCTATTCCAAGCCGCGCCGCTATGCGGAATTCAACCGCGAGGCCTTGCTGCAGATGGATTCGGCGGCAAAGGCCGGGTTCCTTTCAACGATGGTGCAGAACGGACTTATGACCCGCAGCGAAGGCCGCGCCAAGCTCAACCTTCCGAAGATGGAAGGGGCTGACCAACTTACTGCGCAGACGAACCTTGCTCCACTGGATTCGCTTGGCGCGGACGGTCCAGGAATGCAGGCGCGGGCAGCGCTTGCGGCGTGGCTGGGGATCAATCAGGAAGGCAAAAAAGATGACCAAGCGTAGACTTCCGATGGCGGACATTGCAACCAAGCCGGGCTTGCGAACCGTAACGTCGCCCTCATCGCTTGACCGGTGGAACCCCGGCGTCAAGGCGGCGGCGGAGCAGGATGGGGATGCGACAATTTCCATCCTCGATGTGATTGGCGCCGACTTCTGGGGTGAGGGCGTCACCTCCAAACGGGTGGCGGGTGCGCTTCGTGCGATCGGTGAGCGTGATGTGACGGTTTCGCTCAATTCGCCCGGCGGGGATTATTTCGAGGGGTTGGCGATCTACAACATGCTGCGCGATCACCCTGCCAAGGTGACTGTCAAGATCCTCGGGATCGCCGCTTCGGCGGCCTCGGTGATAGCCATGGCAGGCGACGAGATCCAGATTGCCCGGGCCGGGTTCCTGATGATCCATAACACCTGGGTCGTGGCAATGGGCGACCGCAACCAGTTGCGGGAGGTTGCAGATTGGCTCGAGCCGTTCGATCTGGCGGCGGTTGATATCTATTCCGCGCGCACCGGCATTTCCGCGGATGAACTGACGAAGATGCTTGATCGCGAAACCTGGATCGGTGGCAGCGCGGCTGTTGATCAGGGGTTCGCTGATGCTCTCCTCGACGCCGATGAGATATCGGCAGGGGCAAAGAACTCAGCGGGGAAAATTCACCCGGTTTCGGCCTGGCACAAGGTCGAAGCGCTGCTGGCGCAGGCAGGGTCGACCACGAGATCGGAGCGCCGGGAACTACTGGCCGCACTGAAAGGGGGCATGCCTGGCGCTGCCTCAACCGGCATGCAGGACGCTGCCGTCATCACCGAAGTTGAAAACCTATTGTCTGATATCCGGGCGATACGCGCCGGAGTCTGAAAGGAAAGCACATGTTGAAGAAAATGATGATGCCAGCGGTCTCGCTGGCCCTGCTCGCGGCTGCGCGTCCGGGCGCCGTTCTTGGCTCCGTTCGCGCCGAGGCCGACGCCGGCAAGCTGGAATCGCTTCTCAAGGACGTGAAGTCGGAAATGACCCGCGTCGGTGACGAGGTGAAGCGGACAGCCGAAGACGCCCTGAAACAATCCAAGGATGCTGGCAAGGCTTCCGAAGAGGTGAAGGCAAGGGCTGACGAGCTTCTGATGAGCCAGAAGAAGCTCGCCGACGCCCACGAGAAGATTGAGAACAAGCTCGAAGCTCTCGAAACCCGCAACCGCGATCTTGAGCAGCAGGTGGTCTCCGGCTCTCGTAATGGTGCCGAGCCGGTCAAGTCGTTTGGCGATCGCGCTGCAAATGATGAGGCGATGCGGGCCTATGCCGCCGGCGGCTCGCGTGGCACGGTCAGGATCTCGCTGCCGGTCAAGCAGGCGATCACCTCGGTCAGCCCCGGTGGTGGTGGCCTGATCTGGTCGGATCGCGAAACCGAAATCGTCGGACTGCCGCAGCGCACGATGACGATCCGCAACCTGCTGACCCAGGGCCGCACGTCCTCCAACAGCATCGAATATGCAAAACAGACCGTGCGGACCAACAATGCCGGTATGGTCTCGGAAGGCGTGCAAAAGCCTGAGTCCGATTACAAGTGGGAACAGGCTGACGCGAATGTCCGCACGATCGCGCACTGGGTTCATGTCAGCCGCCAAGCGATGGAAGATGCCGATCAGCTGCAGACCGAAATCGACAGCGAGCTTCGCTACGGCCTGATGCTGAAGGAAGAAAGCCAGTTGCTCAATGGTGACGGCACCGGGGTCAATCTCTCGGGTCTGGCCACTGAAGCGACCGCCTATTCTGCGCCGTTCTCCGTCACCGGCGAGACCATGATCGACACCCTGCGGCTGGCTCTTCTCCAGGCATCGCTTGCGGAATACCCTGCCGATGGCATCGTGCTGCATCCGACCGACTGGGCGCGTATCGAGCTGACCAAGGATGGCGAGTTCCGCTACATCTTCGCCAATGTCATCCAGATGTCGGGTCCGCAGCTCTGGGGTCGCCCGGTCGTTGCCACGCAGTCGATGACGGAAGATGATTTCCTTGTCGGTGCCTTCCGGGCAGCGGCCACGATATATGACCGGATGGATCCGGAAGTGGTGGCATCGTCTGAAGATCGCGACAACTTCATCAAGAACATGATCACCGTACGGGCCGAAGAGCGCCTGGCACTGGCGGTCAAGCGTCCGGCGGCGCTTGTTCTCGGTGATTTCGGCAACGTGTCCGGCTGATCCTGATTGGCTCATTACGTCGGGCGGTATTGGCCGCCCGATTCATGAACCAATGGAGTTTCAGATGAAGATCAAGGCATTGAGAACATTGACCGGAGACTATGGCACGGTCCGCCGCGGCGCTGTCGCCGAGCTGGCTGACGGCGTTGCAGAGCGTCTCGCCAAGCGGGGATTGGTGAAACCTGTGTCGAAGGCCACGAAGGCAAAACAGGGGGCTGCCGGGACGGCATCGGCAAACCCTTCGAAAGCCCAAGTTGGTGGCCAGACTGGGAAGGGCAGACAGTCGTCATAGTCGCAGGCGGCCCTACTGCGACCGACGCTGATCTGGATTTGTGCGAGGGCAAGGCGCGGGTCATCACCGTCAACAATTCGTTCAAACTCTATCCCGATGCCGACATCCTTTATGCCTGCGATTATGCCTGGTGGGAGCACCACAAGGGGGCGCCCGACTTCAGCGGGCTGAAGCTGTCGATCGACTGCAAGGCGGTATCCCGTCCCTGGGGGGTCCGCCAAGTGGGCATCAACAAGAAAGACGACCGGCTAGAATTGGTGCGGCGGGGCACGGTGGGCTGGGCCGGAAATGGTGGCTTTCACGCCTTGAACCTCGCTGTGCAGATGCATCCCGGAAAGATCGTGCTCGTCGGGTTCGACATGCGGATTGATCATGGTCTGCATTGGCACGGGGCGCATCCCTCGGGAATGAACAATCCTTCGCGCCGGAATGTGGAACGCTGGCGCCGCTGCATCGATGATGCCGCTGCGGTGATCTCGCGACTGGGAATATCCGTCATCAACGCAAGTCCGATATCGGCCTTGCAGGAGTATGAGAAAATGACCTTCGAAGAGGCGTTGTCATGTTGATCCGGCTCTCTCAGCCCAGTGCCATGGCTTTGCCACTGGACGCTGCCAAGGCGCATCTGCGCCTCGATAGTGATGATGCCGATTCCGATGCCTTGATCACACGACTGATCAAGGCGGAAACCCGGCGTTACGAGGACTTCACCGGACGGATTATGTCCACCACTGACTTCCGCATGACTTGCCAATCGTGGTCTGATCCTTTGGTCATCCCGGCCGCGCCAGTGCGTAGTGTCACTGCAGTCAAGTATTCTGATGCTGACCATGCTCTGCAGACGGTCGATCCCTCGGACTGGGCTTTTGTATCAACGTCATCGGGTGGAGAGATTTGGTTCGAATCCGGCTTTTCGCTGCCGACCCTTTCGACGCGGCCTGATCCGGTGTGGGTCGAATTTCAGGCCGGATATGACGATCCTGATGCTTCGGGATCTGGTGATGATCCGGAGTTGGAGGCGGTTGAGGCGGACCAGAGGACGATCAGCATGATGGTGGCCAGGATCCACGATCATGATATGGCGATACCGGACGATGAGCTTCGCAGAATCGCCGGCACAAGGAGGATCTTGCGATGATCGGCCTGGGGACTTTCGTCCATCCGCTGGCGTGTCTTGATGACAGCTGCCTGGTCGGGGAGAGGGTTCGGATCTATCAGTTTTCCAGCGTCATCCGCGGAGCCTGTATCGGGGATGAGACGGTTATTGCTGCGGGTGCATGTGTCGACGGCACCATTGTTGGAAAGCGCTGCATCGTTTCGCCCGGCGTGGATATGGGGCCGGGTTTCGAGATCGGTGACGATGTCTTTCTCGGTCCGCATGTGGTGCTTTGCAATGACTATTGGCCACGCACACACAAGAGCGGATTTGACTATGACGCTCTGCGCCGGGGTGACGTTGTTTGCATCCGCATCAGCAACGGCGCGTCGATTGGAGCTGGCGCGAAGATAATGCCGGGGCTGACGATCGGCGAAGGTGCGATGATCGCCGCGAATTCGGTGGTGACGGGCGATGTGCCGGCAAACTGCATCTGGCGTCATGGCGGTGAGATCCGTGCCATACGTGACGAAGACCGGATAGTGCGGGTGCGGCCGTGCTGACCGTCGCCACGCTGTTCTGGCGGGCGAATCAGGCATCAAGGGACTTTTCCCGGTGCTATGATGAGGTCTGGGTTGAAAAACTCTACCGAGGCTTTGCGCGGCACCTGTCGGCTCCGTTTCGTTTCGTCTGTTATGTCGACCGGGACTATGAGTTTTGCGAGCCGATCGAGCAACGGCGGATATCAGCGCAAGTTCCCGATTATTCGACCTGCATCGAACCATATGAACTCGGTGTTCCGATGATCCTGTGCGGCCTGGATACAATGATCACCGGCAATATAGACGGACTTGCCGAGTATTGCATGACGGCCACCCGGCTGGCGCTGCCTCGGGATCCTTACAACAAGCGTCAGGCCTGCAATGGTGTGGCGCTCATCCCTTCCGGTTATGAACGGGTAGCGACAACGCATTCCGGTGAAAACGATATGGTGTGGGTGCGCGGGTTTGACCATGTGTTTATCGATGATCTTTTCCCTGGCCAAGTCGAAAGCTACAAGGGGTCGATCATGCGGCAGGGGCTTGGTGATGCGAGGATCGTCTATTTCCACGGCCACAAAAAGCCACATCAGCTTTTTCACAAAAGACTGGTTCAGGAGCACTGGATCTGATGGCGTATTACCAAAGCGGCAGCAAGAGCAGGCCACGCGGAGCAGGCCAGTTTGATAAGAGGGTTGTCTTCGACAGCCCTTCGGCTTCCAGCGATGGTGCCGGTGGTACGACTTCGGGGTGGAGCGAGGAGTTTTCAGTTCGCGCCTCCTATCGGCGATTGAGAGGTGGCGAGACGGTTCTGGCGGCGCGGCTGAGCGGAGTCCAACCGACCATCATCACGGTGCGAGCTTCCAGTCAGACGAAGAGGATTGCGCCAAGCTGGCGCGGCCGCGATGCCGGTACCGGCGAAGTCTTCAATATCCGGGCGATCGTTCGCACTGATGACCGGGCCTATCTAGAAATCACGGTTGAAAGCGGGGTTGCGGTCTGATGGCATGGGTTCGGTTTTGCAAGGATTTCAACTTTTCGCCGAAGGTTTTCGGCGGGCGTGTGACGACGGCTTACCAGGCTGGGTCGGTCATGAATGTGACAACCGAATGCGCCAGGTCCGCCAAGGCATCCGGGGCGGCTGTGGCTGCCAAGTCGCCGCGGGCTAACGCCTCCGAGAAAGCCGGGTCGGATGAAGATCGAGCGTAAGCAGAAGCTACTGGCCAAGATGCGGGCGCTGCCGGCTGCTGTCCGCCAGGAGATAAACAAGGCGCTGCGGGTTGGCGCCGAGGAAATGAGCGACACCGCCCGGGCTTTCGCGCCGATGGGTGAGACAGGGGCTTTGAAGGCCTCCATCGGCTACACGTTCGGGGAGTACAAGTCGGACAACGCAAATGTACGCGGTGTCGGCGCCGGTGGCGGGGTTGGCGATCCAGACCTTTCGGTGGCCATTCATGCAGGCGATGCAAGGGCCTGGTATGCGAGGTTGGTCGAATTCGGCACAAGGGCGCATGCGATCAAGGCCAAGGAAAAGCGGTTGAGCGACGGCAGCCAGTTTTATGGCACCGAGGTGCGCCATCCGGGAACCGGCGGCCAGCCGTTCTTTTTTCCGGCTTACAGGCTGACCAAGAAACGCATGAGATCGCGCCTGCAAAGAGCAACGAACAGCGCTGCGAAAAAGGTGGCAGCACGATGATCGCGGATGAACTGCAGAAGGCAATTTTTTCGGCGTTGACGTCGGCTTCGGTCTGCTCGGGTAGGGTCTATGACCAGGTGCCTGAAAGCGCAACGTATCCCTATGTGACGATCGGTGATGAGAACGTCAGGGATGACGGAAACCAGTGTGCCGATGGCTGGGAGATATTCTTTGATGTTCACGTCTGGTCGCGGCCTGAGAGGGCGAGCAAGGTCGAGCTCAAGCAGGCTTCAGCTGCGGTCAGGAATGCGATTGTTTCGATCTCCAGCCTGACAGGATTTTCGCTCGTGTCGATGGAGCATCAGGCGACTCTTTCTCGCAGGGAAAGTGACGGGTTGACCGAGCACGCTGCGATGACATTCCGGGCGATCATCGACCCGGCCTAGACCTTTTACGGGTCAATCTGCAACCACGGAGAAATCTCATGACTTCTGTACCCCGCATTTCCGGGTCGAAGCTGCTTGTCCAGATCGGAGATGCAGCCTCGCCGGAGACTTTCACGCATGACTGCCTTATCAACACCCAGCGCGGCATTCAATTCAGTTCCGACACGCAGGAACACATCATGCCGGACTGTGACAATCCGGATGATCCTGCCTGGAAAGATGTGAGCAAGGACGGCCTGTCTATCACTGTGACCGGCGCAGGCATGCTTTACACATCTTCGGTCGAAACCTGGTGGGACTGGTTCAACAGCGACGACGCGAAAAACTGCCGCATCAACCTCAATGTCGCCGGTGCCAGTGGCGGTGGTTATTGGGCGGTTCCGATGAAGCTGACGAGCATGGAGATCAGCGCTGATGACAACAAGGCAACGGCAACCTGTCAGGTGACGCTTGTTTCGAATGGCGCTGCGACATGGACGGCCAACGCCTGATGGGCCGGCACGCGGCTGTCGAGCTGGATTTCGCAGACGGGACATACACGTTTCGTCTGTCGGTTTCAGGAATCGAGGAACTGGAAGGCAAGGTCAGGCGAGGAATATTCCAAATTGCCGATGATCTCGACCCGGCGGTCCGATCAGCGCGGATCAAGACGATCAGTGAGACGATCCGAATAGGGTTGATCGGTGGCGGAATGCCACCTGCAGACGCCCTGGCGCTGACCCGACGTTATGTTGATGAGCGGCCGCTGCCTGAAAACCTCCTGCTTGCCTATTCCGTTGTGCTAGCGGGGATCTCCCGGGTCAACGGCACGGAAATCCCGAAGGAGAGCGCCTCGGGGGAGGCGGACGCGGCGGAGACGGGTTAACCGATTTCGCCGCGATCTACGCTTCGGCTGCATTGATGAATGGCATCCCGCCGAGCGAGGTGGAGAATATGTCCATGGGACAATGGTTTGCGCTGGCCGCAGGATGGAACAAGGCTCACCGGCAAGATGTAGAGCCGCCGAGTGTTGAGGAATTTGAGGCCGCCGTTCTTGCGGCAAGAGGTGTCTGATGGCGATTACGGTAGAGCGCATGGTTGCCGTCCTCGAGGCGAGGGTGGACAAATACGAAAAGGCACTGGCGAAACAAGCCGCCAACACAGACAAGACCTTCGGAAACATGGAGGCTCGCGGAAAGGCGTTTGCCACCAACCTCAATACCGCGGTTGCGCGTGGGGGGCGAGGTTTCGATCAGATGGGTCGAAGCGTCAACGCTGTGCGGGGCCAAACAGCGAACCTTGCTGCTCAATTTCAGGATATTGCAGTGCAGCTGCAAAGCGGAACCAGCCCCTTTACGGTCGCGCTGCAGCAGGGCACGCAAATCAACCAGGTTCTTGGTCCGCTCGGTGTCCGGGGCGCGGTCGGTGCTCTCGGTGGCGCTTTCATGTCGCTTATCAATCCGATCTCGCTGCTGACTATCGGCACGATCGCGCTGGGTGGTGCAGCCGTTCAATATTTTTCGTCGGTGCTTGAAGACGGCGAGCAGTCAAATGCGACTGTTAAAAAGCAGGCTGACCTGATCCGGCAAGTAGCCGCGGAGTGGGGCGATGCTGTTCCTGCGTTAAGGGCCTATGTCGACGAACTCGACAGGGCGGAAAGCGTAGGCAACCGAAACGCGGTTGTGCAGCAACGGGTGACGCAGCTCTTCGCCGATTTCAGGGCGCAATTGCCCGACCTCGGCGCCGGCATTGCCGATTTGCTGGGTTTGCTCGAAAGTTATGGCGGGCAGGAGGCGAATATCACCGCCCTCCGGGATGCGTTCGACACGCTCAGCACAAAGATCAAGGACGGGAAAGCCACGGCCGACGACATGGCCAGGGTTCAATCTCTCCTGGCGGACATTCTCAATGCAACGGGCATCCCTGCGGCGCAGGATATGGCCGACACCGTCAACGGGCTGGCGGATGCATTTGCGCGCGCGGCGGGTGAGGCGAGCAATCTTACCCAGCAGAATGCAATTGCCGGACTGGATGGCTCTGCGCTTGCTCCGCTCAACCCGCTGAACGGGTTCAGGTCCACGCCTTTCCAGAACGAAGCCGAGTTGATGGATGAGCGTGCCCGGGGCACGAAGTCTCAGTACCAGCTCGAGCAGGAGCGAAATGCACGTCGCGGCGCCGGCCGAGGTTCGAGTGTTTCCGCAGCTGAGCGCGAGCGGCAAGCAGTTGCAGAGCTCATCGAGACCCTGAAGTTCGAGCAGTCGATGCTCGGGGCGACGGATCTTGAGCGTGAGCGGGCCAATGCACTACGGCGTGCAGGTGCAGCGGCGACAGACGAGCAAAAGGAACAGATATCGCAGATCGTTGATGCGCTCTACGCAGAGAAGGAAGCGCTTGCCGGCGCGCAAGAGGCTGCCAGGTTCTTTGGTAATACGATGTCCGGTGCTCTGGATGATCTTATCCCGACGATTGAAACCGGAAATGCGGCGCTCGATAACCTGGTCAACACGTTGGTCAAGGCTGTGGCGCAGGCGGCGATTCTAGGTAAAGGGCCGCTTGCATCGTTGTTCGGTGCAGGGGTCGGGGGCGGCGTGTCCCGTGGCGGGCTGCTGGGCGGCGCCATTATCCCCGGCATTCTTCATTCAGGCGGTGTTGCAGGTACTGACGGCTACGGTCACGGGCGGTCGGTTTCGCCATCGGTGTTTGCTGGTGCAAAGCGCTATCACCAAGGCGGCGTTGCTGGTCTGCAACCGGGCGAGATCCCGGCCATCCTTAAAAAAGGCGAGCCGGTGTTGCCGTCTATGGGCGCGCTCAAGAATATAGCTTCAAGCAGCCAGGCAACAATAGTCAATCTTAAAGCTTACAGCACATTTGACGGCGACACGATCCGCTTCATGATCCGTGATGAAAGCGGCAAGGTCGTCGCTGAAGCGGCGCCGGGAATCGTTAGCCAGTCTGTGAGTGCTACAGGCGAGAGGATGCGCAAATATCCGGGGTTTGGTAGCTGATGGCTGATTACATCACTGAGACACGGGATTTCCCGTCCAAGCTTCTATGTGTCGAGGAGAATTCCTTTTTCCTTAAGCCGACGGGTGAGGCATTCCGTTCGAAGTACAATCCGGCGCCAAGATCGGCGGGGCCGCGGTACAAGCTCTGGAATTGTTCGGTCGCAACGAGCCTTCTGCGAAACACGGACAGCGGGGATCTGCGCTTTGAGTGGGAAGCATTCGTGCATTCTCTTGACGGGGTAAGGGTAGCTTTCCGTATCCCGGACAGGTTTAGAAAATTGCCACGGGGGTTGGCAGCGGGTCTCTCTCTCAGCGCATCGGGGGATGAACTATTTCGGGTCAATGGCGGGACGAATTACAGTCTGACAGACACGACTCATCTGATAGCCGGGTCAGGCACAGCGCAGATAGCAGAGGCGGCGGCAAGAAACGCGAACACGATCCGGATCGCCGGTCTAGTGCCTGATGCCACTGTTTTCCGACCTGGAGACCTTATGGAGATCGGCGGGAACTTGCATGAAGTTCAGCAAATGGCGCTTTCGAACTCATCGGGCGAGAGCCGAGTTGTGCTCAACAACAGGCTCTGGAAGCCCGCGCTTGCCGGAGATCTCGTGACGTTGCAGAGTCCCCGTGGCCGGTTTGTGATGGTTGATAATGACCAAGGTTCCACCGTGAGGGCGTCCCGTTGGTCTTCATCTTCCATCGAGATGATCGAAGCGCCTTATGTCGAATAGGTACAATCGGTCCAAAACCATCAGCAGGCACCAGATCGAGGCGAACCAGCCGGATCTGTTTCTGGTTGACATAACCACGCCTGCCGGGACCAGCTATTTCTTCAATGGTCTGGGCCTGTTTGACTGGAACGGAAACACCTATCTCGGCACCGGCCAGCTTGGTTCGATCGAGATCGAGGGTAACGGGTCGGAGATCGCCGAAACGCAGGTGAAATTCACGCTTTCGGGCGTTGACGAGGGTGTGACCGATCTTCTCGACAGCACGGTCAAACCCGGCACTGCCATTGTTCGCCAAGCGTTTCTTCGCTCGGACTGGACGGTCGATGTCATCAAGACCATTGAGGAATGCCTGCTCGAAAAGATGGAATTGAGCGTAGGCGATGGAACAGCATCGATCACGCTCGTTGCCAAGGGCGGGTTCCACGAAATCAACTCCAGATCTTCGGCGCATTGGGATCCTGAGAACCAGCGCCAGAAGCTCATCGCAGCCGGGATTGATCCGGACGGGGCCGGTAAGGACACCGGCTTCGATCTCATGAGCGAAATGCGCGACAAGCTGATTGTGAGTCAGGCGGAATAATGGACGTTTTTTTTGAGCATGTCCGCCGACCGTGGAAACGCGGCGGGTCGGATTGTTATGTCGCAATCGCGGACCAGGTGCGGGCATGGACTGGCATTGATCTGATGGCCGGGTGTCGTGGGTTTTCGACGCTGGCCGGGATGTTCCGGCTGGTCCGCAAGGCGGGATATGCCGGGCCGGTTGAGGCCATGCAGGCGCGGCTTGAGGAAAACGGATGGTCCGAAGTTTCGGACATGTTTGAAGACCGTGACCTGACCATCGTCCGCTTCATCGAAGACGGCAAACGGCAGATTGCTCCGGCAGTGTTCGCAGAGGGTTTCTGGAATGTCCGGGGCAAAGGCGGGTGGCTTGCCTTGCGACATGAAGAGTCCGGCGTGATGACGGCATGGAGGCGCGGCGATGGGCATTGAAACCGCTATCGCTTCAGCCATCGGATTGGCTTTGTTCCAGGCCGGGGCTCCTATCGCCCTGGTCAATGCCGGGGTCTTTCTTGGCGGCAACGCAATCGCCATAGGACTGAGCGCCGCATCTGTCGGTTTCCAACTCGCCGCCGCGCGGCAAGGTAACGTCAGGCCGCTCACTCCTGAAGCGCAGGGCGTGCAGCAACTCATTCGTCAGGCCATCCCGCCGCAGCGCCTCATTTTCGGCGAGGTGGAGACGTCTGGTGCACTGTTCTTCGCGGCGGGCGATCCGCCATACACATGGTACGGTCTGCTGCTTGCTGCACATCAGGTGGAGGCGCTGAGGTCGATCCGGATCAACACCACGGAAGTGACGATCGGCGATGACGGTTTTGCCACGTCAACCCCGTTCCGGGATGGCGACAACAAGTACCTCGAGGTGAGCTTTCGAAACGGTTCGATCGACCAAGCCATCGATCCGATCATTGCCCGCGACTTTCCCGATATGCCGGCCACCTTCCGGCAGCGAGGCCACGCAACCATTGTCATCAAGCGCACGCACGGGTTCGGTGGGAGCGTTGCCGCGAAGAACGAAGATTACAAAAGGATCTGGGGGGAGACCGGTCAGTTCAATCCGCTGATAAGGTTCCGTGGAGCGAAGATGTTCGACGTGCGCAAGCCCGGCCATGTGCTTGAGACGCCTTCAACCCACGCATGGAGTGACAACGCCGCGCTGTGCTTTGCTCACGCGCTCACATTCCAATGGCCCGACCGGCGGATATTCGAGCCGTCCCGCCTGAATTGGGATGGTATCGCCCGCGCGGCTGACGAGTGTGACAAATGGGAGATCGACCGGAACGGCAACACGTTCCGCCGCTACACCACCAATGGCGTGGTGATGTCGACAGACCGCATCTACGACATGCTTGAAAGCTTCCGGACCGCCATGGGTGGAGACATCGCGATGGAGCGCGGCAAGATTTACCCGGTGCCCGGCGTGGCGCGTGAGCCATCTGCGACACTTCACAATGCAATGATTGTCGGCGGCTTCCGGTACTCTCGTGAGCGGGAGTTCGGGCAGCTTGTCAATATCGTGAAAACGCAGTTCCAGGCCCCTGACCGGGAATACCAGACCGTTGAAGGCCCGGTGCTGAGAGACACATCGGCCATCACCGCCGATGGTCAGCCGCTTGAAACGACCATTTCCCTGCCGTTCACACAAGGCGATCCAAGAGCCCAACGCATGGGGCACATGGCGATGAAACAGGCGAGGGCGCCTCGTTCACTGGAAATCGGAGTGACGAGTGAGGCCGAAGCCTGGGAGATCGGCAAGGTGTACCGGGTCCATCTCGTCGGCGGCATTCTGGAGAAGGTCAACGGGCTCTACACGCTGGCGGCAAAATCGCCGTCGCCGGGCCTGCGCGGCTATCAAATTGTTCTCACCGAATACGACCCCACGGCCTTCGATTTCGGGCCGGAAGATGAGCAAGACTTCGAACTTGATGACGACACGAAGGAAGCCGCCTGATGACGACATCTCTTGAGCAGGCTTTCCCCGGAACGTCTGTTTCCAATGCCACCATGATCGCCAAGCTGGCGGAGCAGGGCATCATCGTTGTTGATGATCTCGATGCGGTGACCAGCGAGGATTTCTCCATCCAGCCCTGGGCCGGGATATGCTCGCTCGCTGATGGCGCTCTGTTCATGTACGACAGCACGGATACGACATCTGCGCATGATGGCTCGACCGTGATCGTGGTGTCTGGCCGCCGCTATATCCTGCAAAGCCAGACCATTCCCGACTACTTTGCGGTCAGTCAGGGCGACACGTCTCCACCCGGGTCTCCTTCTCTGGGCGACCAGTATGTGATTGGGGCCGCACCATCGGGTGATTGGGCGTCAAAGGCCAAGAACCTTGCCACGTGGACAGCTCGGGGGTGGGTGTATCGGGTGCCGCAGCGCGGTCAGATCGTGTGGGTGAACGACGAAAACACGTTCTACCACTATTCAACATCCGATGTATGGACGCAGGGCATTCCTGTTTCCGGGATCACCAATGGGGCGATCACGCCGCTCAAGCTCCGCCACCCGCTTGCTGTCATGGTGGTCGAAGATGTGCGCAATGCACCTCCCGGCTCCATCCCTGCCAACGGCACCGCTTATGTGGTCGGGAACAGCCCAACAGGGGCGTTCGCCGGGGAGGCTGGTGGTGTCGCTTATGTGGATGGCGGGGCCTATACCTTCATCGATCCTTTCGAGGGCGCAACAGTCTATGACAAGGATCAGGGATTTGATCTCTGTTATCGGTCCGGCACATGGGAGCGAAAGGTTCCAGGCTCGGCGATCCCCAATGTTTATTACAGTTCGGTCACAGCTCCCGGGAGCCTCAATTACTCAACAGCTGAAATCACGACATTCACAAAATCGGTCCAGGGCGTGAGCGCGAGCAACAGGTGGAGAGTAGACGTCTTCATAAACGCTCCTACTGCGACGACCGGTGGGGCCGGGAATGGAAGATTGGAAGCAGCCGTCTACGTTGATGCTGAATCCTCTGCGCGGTCGAAGCCATTGTCATTCCCGGCGGTCGATGGTGAGAAGTTTTGTGCCAACTTTACGTGCTTTATCGACGTGCCTGACCTCTCTCCGCACAACATCATCGTGAAGCTTTCAGCGGATACCGGCACGCTGGTGTTTTCTCCTGGTGGAACAGTGACAACGCTTCAAATTACCGAAGTCAAAGGCTGATCATGACATCCTCAAAGACGCTTGAATCCACGCGCTACGGCGCGGGGAACCGCAACATTGCGGATACCGACTTCTCGATCTATCACCGCGACCAGGTGGTAAACTCGGGCGTCGATACCGTCGCGGATTTCCGGCTCACAGATTGGGAGTTCCAGAAGTGCATTCTGGTTCGCGAGATGGGCGCGATCTACACCTATGACCCTGCGAGCACAGCGGCGGATGATGGTGATGCTGTCCTTCATGACAACCTCGGGCGCCGTTATCTCAAGGGCGCGTTTGATGGGGCTGCTGTTCCAGGGACTGATGGTGCTCCCGGCGGGTCATTCGCCTTTGCATTCGACGGCGCATCACAGACGATGGCAGACCCTGGGCCGGGGCTTTTCCGCCTGAACAATGCCACGCCAGCAAGCGCGACGGCCATGGCTCTGGCGGCCGACCTTTCGGACTCGTCGGATGTATCCGCGCTCATTACCGCCAGATTGCAATCCACGTCGACGGTCAAGGCCCGCCTCGTCGTTACCAACGGGACAAACCGGCTTGAATACGATGTGACCGGCGTGTCTGATAACGGGGCATGGGTCCAGCTTACGCTTGATAACGGCTCGATTGTCGGCTCGTTGAGCGATGAGGCGCCGTGTGCTCTCGTCTTCTCTGAAACCGGTGATCGTGGCGATGACGGCCAGGCCTTCGATCATAACGGCGTCGGCGTCCCGTCAAATGGCCTTGGAGAGGACGGAGAGACCTACCTCAATATTGCGAACGGCGACACCTACATCAAGGCTGCAGGGGATTGGGGTTCTCCCTCTGGTGACATACTCGCCACAATCCTCGGAGACTACACCGAGCTCGTCAACCGCCGCGAGTTCGAATCTGTCGCTGACCTTGCTGCAGCAACGATCGCAGGAACAACAAAGCGGGTTAGAACTGCGGCCTACGATCCACTTTACGCAGATCTTTCTACGATGGGAGGCGGGTGCGATCATGTTCGCATTTCAAAAGCGGACTTTGATTCAGCTGGCTTCCCTGATCTGGCTCTGACGAGAAGTCAGGACCGCTTGATGCCGGATGGTGTTACGGTAGATGCCACGAATGGCGGGTACTGGTTGGCTGTCGCGACCGGCGCCATCAATATTGCCATTTTTGGGGCGCGTCAGGGGTCAGCGAGTTATGCCGAGCGGAACTCTGCGGCGCTCCAGGCTGCGCTCGATTATTGGGTTGCCAGCCCTTTTGCTGATGCGGTTATCACCAGCGATCCGGGCACCTGGCGGTTCGACCCCTCGTCGTTCGTCGTTAACCCCGGCGGTCCGTTCAAAAACATCACGATCGAGGGCGACGGCCGTTTCGGCACAACCTGGGAAACCGAGCTATCTGGCACGGACAGCATTTTCCTGGACAACTCCCCTGGCGGTGTAGCGGACCGGAATTGCCGCTTCTATCTACGCCGGATCAAGCTCGTCTCACGCAATGCTGATGGCACTGTTTGCCCTATCTTCGTTCGCAATCTCAACTGGCTTGAGGGATGCTTTGAAGATGTGGGCACAGTACAGGGAAGCCAGGGGCAGATTGGCAATACCCACACTGTTCTGTCCGGCATATGGAACGCTGATATCGTCAATTGCCACTCTAATGGCGGTGGCCTTTATGTGCCGGCCAACCCGCTGAGTGATACTGTCCGGTTTACTCTGACGGCTGATAGCGCAATTGTCGAAGCGACAGAAGCTGTTTTCAGCGAGGACGATGAGGGCATCAAATTCATCTTCGGGCCTGAAGGCGGTGCATGGGTCGGAACGGTAGCCAGCTACGACAGCCCTACGCAAGTTACGATGACCGAGCCTTCCCCATACTCATCCGGCGCCGGTGCGGAGATTGCTTATTCTGAACCCATCAGGGCAACCACTACGGCTTCGGGGACCACGGTAACGGTAAACCGTCCTCGAATGGAGGAAAGCCATGTCGGGCGGTATGTGGTTATCCGTGGGGCAGGGACGTCCAGAAGTCGCCGCTCCTTCCATCGCGCAAAAATCCTGAGTGTGGCAGGGGATGGGTTGTCGTTTACCATGGATCGACCAGCGGTATACGCGGTCTCTCCTTCCGATTCGGCCGCCACCAGCGCGCGCGGAGCGATGGCCATTTCGCCGGTTCACCTGGTTCTCTACGACGGGAACACGGCGAACACCACCAACGACATCACTTTCATCAACTTCCGGATCGAGTTGTTCCGTGGGGTTGGTCTGGTTATCGAGGACGGTGTCCAGCTGAAATTCACCGAACAGAAAATCCATGGCGACGGGCTCCCCACGGCAGAGATCGCTACGGGCTACCGGCCGGATTATCACAGCCAAGCAGGCATGTGGATTCAGTCACGCGGAGGGTTCTGGAAGGGCGGGTCGCTCGAGGCCGCGGGTTTCGATGATGGGCGGATCGTTTGTTCCGGCTCTGAGCAGTTCAAGGTCAATGATGTGTGCTGCCGGTGTAACATCGATCAGGCAATCCTGTTCTCTGAGCACCCTTATGGCCAGTTTGCGGAGTTCAGATTGGGAGATGCGCTAATCTACAACCAGCAGTGGGATATGACGACTGCCGGCCTCACATCACATGAATATATCGCGGGCAGAGGCGCCCAGGTTCTTGAGCATATTGGGAGTGTCAACCTAAGCTCTACCTTCAACAAAAGGTTGGCATCGGGAAACAGTACAGCCAATAGCGGCGGCGCCGGCCAGACTGTGTCGAACGGGGTGACGCTGAAAATCAAGATGCCGCCAACCCGCAGAAATGACGGCCTCAACTCTCAAGGCTCGATCGAGTTCTTCCTGAGTGATGCGTCAAACGCGAAAGTCGGCTTCACCACAAATGGCGCTGGGTATCATCATTGTACCTTGAGCTACGGTGGCAGCCTTTGGGCTGTAAGCGACACTCCCGAATTTGAAACAACGGGCAAGATCACAGTCTCATGTGATGATGACTACATCTACGTGGTCAACGATTCCGTATCGCGCTTCATGACATGGGACATTCGCAGAGGCCAATAAAGGCCGCCTGTATCCTCTTGCTGGTCAGTTGTTTTTTAACGCACAAGGAGATCGATATGAGCCTCATTCACAATTGGCGGGCAGTGCTTCGCCGCGCCTGGTCAGTGCGTCTGATGATCATGGCCGGCATCCTTTCAGGATTTGAAGTGGCTCTACCTTTTCTCGACGGGCTCTTGCCGGTCGCGCCTGGCGTGTTCGCAGCCCTTTCCGCTCTGACAACTGCCGCGGCATTCGTTGCCCGGCTTCTCGCTCAAAAGGACATGGACGATGAGTAAACGCGCAAAAACCTTGCTCGCTGGCGGCGCTGCAGGCGTTGTCGCATTGACGGCCGTATTCATGGAACCGTGGGAAGGAACCAAGAACCTTGCCTATTGGGATCATCTCGGAAGCGTCTGGACCGTCTGCACTGGCGAGACCAAGGGCGTCAAGAAAGGCGACCGCTACACCGACGAGGAATGCGCAAAGATGCTGCGTGCCACGCTGGAGAAGGATTATCACCAGCCCCTGACAAAGTGCATACCCGGCTTCGATGGCTACCCGATGGGTTGGCAGGTGGCGATGCTCAGCCTGACCTACAACATCGGCACCGGCGCGGCCTGCAAGTCAACGGCCGCCAGGCGCGCGATCGCCGGTGATCTGGAAGGATCGTGCCAGGCAATGACATGGTTCAACAAGGCCGGCGGCAAAGTTGTCCGGGGTCTCAAGCTGCGCAGGGAGATGGGAGACGCAACCCGGATCGGAGAGCTCGAGATCTGCCTAGCTGGCCTGGAGATGCCATCGTCGCCGACACAAAGTGTACCCGTTCCAGTCCCACGCCCGAATGATGTGGCCAAAAGTTCACAAAAAGGCGCCGAGGACGCGATTGAAGCGCCTGCGGGCAGTCTGATGGCCGTCGGCATGTTCATCGCTGTTGTGGCGGCCGTTGGCGGACTCATCTTCATCCGTCGTCGGAAGGGTGGCCAGTGATGTGGTGGCCTGTTGTCAAATGGGTGGCTTTGGGCGCTGCGGTTATCTTCATTATCCACCTAATCCGCGCCGACGGCGCACAATCAGTCAAAAATTCTATCGAAAGGCAGAACAATGAAGCCGCTCAAAATGCTGATTTCACTCGGCTTGATTTTGATGGTTGCGTCGGGGATGACAAGTTGTGGAACTTCGGCGCCGGCAAGTGTGAGCGGGTTACGCAGCGTGGTCGGGACTGACCTCAAGGGCGCCAAGGGCCTCACTCCGAACGATCAGCGCAAGATCGACAGGACAGTTGTCGGGATCTGCGCAGCCGACATCTGGACACGGGCGGAATGCGCTGAACACGGCCGACAGAGCCGCACACAGTAAGCGGGCCGAGCGGAGATGCGACCTTCCGCGCGGCCCTGACCAAACAAGCCTAACAAGGAGGCCGGAATGGCTGCGGTGATGAGTATCAGGACAGGGGTAAAACAATGGTGAACCCCTCATGAGCGAGAACACGATTGAATTCATGCTCGGTAAGCTGAGCAATGGAGTGGAGTCGATCGGAAAGCAGGTCCACGAAATTCGATCGGATATGAAAGACGCGCAAGACAAGGCTGATGTGAGCCGTGCGAATGTGCACCGTCGCCTTGATGAGTATGGCACCCGGACCGGCCACTTGGAGGGGGCAATCAAGAGACTTGGCGGGGAAGTCGGTGAGATGAAAGCAGTCACCGACGATGTGATCGCTATGCGCCAACAGGCTCAGGGTGCCGGTACGCTTGGCCATGCGCTGCTGCGCGTCGGTGGGTGGGTGCTTGCGACCGCTGGGTGGTTTGTCGGGGTCTATACCTACTGGACAGGCCGTCCGCCGCCCTGACCGAATTCGCCGCATTCCGCGGCGTCTGCCCGCCGGTGCTGACCGGCATGTCCAGTCGAACTCGTCGGGTTGGCTGCAATCTGCCTGACACGTTCCATTAAAATGAGCACCGCTGTCCTCACGGATGGCGGGGCTTTTTTGCGTTCATTGACCTTGGTTGTCGATCAGGGGTAGTTTTGCGAAGGGGCAAGTTTTGAAGGATTCAAACTGAAATGCAAAAGTGGTTGGTCTTATCAAACTGCCAAACGGTAGGTCTCGCAAATTGCCTCACGTTGATGACAAAGGGGATCGAGATCACAGGGTTCAACGCCAATCAATTCGGGCGAGATCTCGACAACATCAACGCCAGTATCCCGGGGTTTGACCGAGTTATCGTGCATAGGACGGCTGAGAGCGTTCCTGGTGCACGTATTGACACAGCCAGGCTTATCAACCGGGTGCCGTCTATAGAATTCCGCGCCTATCACCCAGACACGACATTCGCATTTATTGGTCCTCACTATCTCCAGGGGCCGATGAACGCGAATCATTCGCTGATTCTCCTCGCGGCGCACGAGCTCGGCATAGGCGCGGATGACGCGATCAAGCTCTTCTGTCCGGAGGTCTTTGGAGCATGTGGTTATTTTGACCTCTGGGAAATGGAGCGAGACGCGATGCTCAGGCCCTTTGATGCCGCAGGCATAAGCTTGCATGACACGGCGCTCAGGTGGGGCAGGCATGAGCCATTCATGCATACATTCAATCACCCGAAAATTCGCTGCCTATTCGATCTCGCGGATGCGTTCCTAAGTTCGGTTGATGTGCCGCATTCAAGAGTGGACCTGCTTCCTGTCGATAATCTTGTTTTCGGGCCATGTTACCCTGTCTACCCGGCCATCGCCGAGCGATACGGGGTCTCAGGCAGCTATGATTTCAAGCCGCAATCAGGATATTCCGTGATTGGCCTTAGAGAATTTGTGGTTGGCAGCCTGGATGTCTATCGCGCTCATCCCGTGGGATCGATAAAGCCGGACGCAGCGGTGCAAGCCAGGTTCGATCTGGTCAAGCATGTGATTCAGGAGTTTATATGATGAGCAACCCTTATTCAGGTCTGCAGGATTATCAGTTCTGGCGGCGAAGCGTTTCGCGTGTTGAGCCTCATCGCCTGGATCCAGTTGTCGCGCCAAAGTTCTCGATCGAGAAATCAGATCTTGTCGCGACGGCCGGGAGTTGCTTCGCGCAACACATTTCCCGAAAGCTGAGCCAGATCGGGTTCTCGTATTACGTCCCCGAAGACGGAGAAGGGATTGCTGCAACTGAACGCAGCGCACGGAACTTCGGTGTTTTCTCTGCCAGGTACGGCAACATCTACACCACGCACCAACTTCTGCAGTTGTTCTCTGAGGCTGTGGTGGGGCGGAAGCCTCATGATCTTGCGTGGCAAAGGTCAGATGGGCGGTACGTCGATCCATTCCGCCCGCAGGTGGAGCCTGAGGGGTTCAGCACGCAGGATGAGGTTGTGGCGGCCCGGCAGGAACACCTCGCCAAAGTTCGAGATGTATTCCTGAAATCGAACGTGTTGATCTTCACGCTTGGCCTGACAGAGTCATGGCGTTCGAAAGTCGATCATTCGGTTTTCCCACTCGCGCCAGGTGTTGCTGGTGGAAGCTTTGATGAGACTGTTCATGAGTACGTCAATTTCGGCGTTGATGAGGTGTTCGAAAGCCTCAATAACTTCCTGACCCTGTTGAAAGGCGTTAACCCCGAAGTCAAAGTGCTGCTTACTGTATCCCCGGTTCCGCTGATTGCGACCTATGAGGACCGGCATGTCATCGTCTCTACAGTCTACAGCAAGTCGGTCCTGCGGGTAGCCGCAGAAATGGCAACGAAGGGGCGCGATTGGGTTGACTATTTTCCGTCATACGAAATCATCACGTCGAGCGCATCAGGTGGCGCATATTATGCGGAAGACTATCGGGAAGTGACGCCGGTTGGCGTTGCGCATGCAATGCGCTGCTTTGTCAATCATTATGCAGGGGAGGGGCAGCAGCAACCTGCCCCGATCGACCCGGATTTGCAACGCCTTCGCGATGAAGCTACCGGGGTTGTGTGTGACGAGGAAGCGCTTGACGCCATAGGCTAGTTCATTTTGCTTTTGAGGTACTCATGCTGCTTGAGCTTGGCGTTCTCGACCGCTCTGTCGTAAGCTTGCATTAGTTCTGACTTTTGGGGGCCGGCTTTCTCTGATGGTTGATCGTCTGACTTACTGTCGGTCATGGCCTGCTCCTATTCAGTGACGATTGGAATAAGCTTGTACGTCCCATTCGGGAGAATGTTTGAACCATATTCAATCCGTGCCTGGCTTCTGGCCTGCTCTGCCGGAGAGGGTGCAGGGTACTCCGGAGTTTCTTCGCCCGTGATGTCCTTGTGCATCGCCTTGATCCTTGCTTGGTCGGCTTCTTCGTCAGCCCCGTCGCCGCCTGTTTGGCCTTGAACGAACATGCTATCCCAATACGCAGCGCGAAGGATCGCGATCAAGGTTGCCTTGTCTACCGTAACGGTTTCGCCTGCCATGCCACTCTCCTAATTGGTTGGCCAATTACCGCTGCACATCCTAACGGCGCCAAAAGCTTTCGTCGCTTGGTCGAGTGACGATGAGGCAGCGGCATTTAGGTAGCGTTCTGAGCAACGATCGTAACTTGTTGGCTTGAAATAGATCGCCGCCCCTATGATAAGTGATCCCCCTAATATCGCGAGCGCTACTTGATTGATGTTCCACTGGACACCGTCGCTCATATCCCTCTCAGGTGTCGCCATTACATGCTCTTTGCTTTCGCGGCCTGAGAAGGTGGCCCATCGATCCACTTTGAGACGAAGCCCATTTTTTCCTTTGTGTGGTAATCCTTGATTACGTAGGTAGCGCCAGTTTTCAACATGACTTTTGTCATGTCCTTGGCTTCGTCACGCTTATGGCAGTCGATTGGGCAGGTGTTAAGGGTGAGAACCTTAACCGCCTCATCGATCGTTTCAAACCCGCCGTGGATCGTTTCTCTAATGTCGCCTTCTGACGACATCGATTCCTTAAAGATACCGTACACCTCTTGGGCTCCATTCATTTGCCGCCGAAGCGGGTTGCCAGCTGGCCGCGCGACAGGCGAACACCAGTCTCGGCCTCAATGCGTTCGGCCACCTGCTTGCGGGTCAGCGCCTTGTTGTCATAGAGCGCCTGCGCCCACTTTATTTTGTCAGCGGGGATCTCGCCTTTCAGCTTCGGCCCGCGCTTCTGTAATTCCTTTTCAGGCACATGAACCGTTGCGCCCGCTGCCTCTATGGCCTTGCGCATCTGGTTCGCCTTGGCTCCTGGGCCTAGATCGCTCAACTGGATCATGACCACGACCACGCCGGGGCGGCACGTCGCCAGCATGGCGGAAAGCTCCGCGCGATCGTTCTTTTTGCCATCAATAAAAACCTTCCCCGGCTCAAACTCAAAACCGAGTTTGCGAAGTTCGCGGTCGCTGCGATCAAAGCCATAGGCGATATAAACATCTTTTGTCATGCGCCCGTTGTACGCCATTTATGTTCATATTTTCAATAGCACGATGTTTACACGCATGTCCATATTTATACATATGAAATGCACGAATTGATTATTGACTTTTGCGCGAATTTCTGACGGTATTGTTGGCAGATTGAAAATCACGCAAGGGACATCGGATTTCACCCTAGCCATGCGATCCGGAACACATCGGAAACCGCATGGCTAATTTGCAAAATTAAGCTATTGAAATATAAGCTTTATGCAAGTCCCTCCGGGCCCACCATTCACTTTCTAAATCAATAGGTTGTGAGGCGATTAGCCAGGGTTAGCCATTGGGCGGCTAGCCATCGTTGAACATGGACATGACCTTGTCCATAGCGTCGACGGCAAGCAGCAGGGATTCGGCGTCTCGTGAGTAGAGCTCGGCGTGGGCGATGGTGTCGTGGCCGAGGATGGTCATCAGCTGGCGGGTCGATGCGCCGCCTTCGGCAAGGCGCTTGCCCAGCGTCTTTCTCAGGCCGTGGATGGTGCAGCCTTTTTGCATGCCGGCAGATCGCGTCCAGTCGGCCATGCGGCCGGTCAATGATTTTTCCGAAAACGGTTTGCCATAGGCAGTGACGACGATCTCGGCTATGCCCGCCGGAGCGTTTTCGCGGGCGGCGTCGAGCGCTGCGGTCAAGGGCGGGGCCTCCGGCACGAACAGGTATTTACCGGTCTTGTGCTGGATCATCTCAAAACCGCGAACAATGCGCGGCTGGCCGTTGTGGGTGAGGCTGCGGGTGGTCCGATCCGACCATTTGAGCGGTGCGATGTCGGAGCGGCGGTTGCCGAGCCATAGCGCAATCTCGAACACGAGGCGCGGGGTGGTGCCTACCGGCCAGCGGCTGGTGAAGGATGCGATGTCGGCGGGGGTCCATGCGCGCCAGCCACCATAGGCCGGGCGGCAGGAAATGCGCGCCGACGGGTCGTGGTCAATCCATTCCTCGTCAAGCGCCACGGTGATCATCTTGCGGATGGCGACCAGCAGATGCTTGGCCTTGTGCGGCGTGGCTGAATGATCGGCAAGGATCTGGTTGATGTGCCGGCGCTTGAGGTCGGCCATCGGCGCATCCGCCCAGGTCAGGCTTGAGCCGTGCGCGATCGGGGTTTCGAGAAGCCGTGTGGCGAGGCTGTCATTCTTCTGTCGGGTCAGCGGGCTTGCCGCCTTCCATTTTGCCGATCGCTTCCAGCGCGCCCAGGCATCGGCCATGGTGCCGGTGGTGTGGCGCTGGGGGAAGTGCGCGAGGTTTGCGCGGGTTGACGGCTGCGCCTGGCCAGTGCGGGCGGCTTCATAGGCTGCATCAAAGCCGGGTTCGCCGGGCTGGCCGCGCAGTGAAACGGTGCGGCCGCCATAGCGGAAGCGCCAGCGTGTGGCGCCGTTGCGATCTTTGAAAGAGGATATGCCGGGATAGTCATCATGGGTGGCCATGGCGCACCCTATAGCGGCGGATTTGCGCTTGGCAAGCCTGTGCGGGGCGATGTGGCCGGGCTCACGCGCTGCCCTGCTGCGCCATGTCGATCATGTTGACGCGGGCTTCGGGCAGGTCGTTGAAGGCCATGTCGAGGGCAAAGCGGTCCCAGATCACCCGGCCATCAACACGCTTGGGCCGGGGCATGGCGCCGCGGGTGACCAAATCATCGAACTTGGTAGAGGATACGCCGACATAGCGCGCTGCGTCGTCACGGCTCAGCCCGCGGGGTGGATAGGCAATCGCATCGGGGCGGGGTGTCCGGCTCATGGCTGTGGTGGCTCCGGCATTGCGTTGTGTTCGCGTCCATCAAGTTCCCGGCCTGCGGCTTTGGTTCCGAGTTTCAGCCATGCAGGGCCATCCGGGGCCATGTCGACGTCGAACCAATCAAACTGATCCTTGTTCTGAATAAAGCGGCTTGCCCGCGGGTGCTGTGCATTGAACCAGATGCGATCTCCATGATCTTCGGCATCGCCAGACAGATGCTCGCCCCATTGCTTGAAAAAGAACGGGACCCTTGCAGCAACGCATTGATCGCGGATATCGCGTGCCCAGTCCGGGTGCATGGGCCGTGCGCCCTTGCCGGACTCGCCGCCGACGATCACCCAGTCCAAGGTGTTGTCCTTCCATGGCTCGAGCTCCACCTCTTCAAACGGTTCTTCGCAATACAAGGCGCTCATGTGCTGATCGCCGGGGTTGTCGTCCGCGATCGTGAGGTCGGCGAGATCCAGCGGCCCGAGCAGCGGCTCGGCGCTGATAAAGCGGATGGCTGCCGGGGTCGCCAAAAGATCTGGAATGCGCTCGTCGGCGCGGGTCTGGTCCTCAACGCTGACGCCAAGCCAGACATTGGGAAGGGGCCACCAATGAGCGCCCGGTTCGACATGCGGCAATGGCCCGACCGGCAACTTGTCAGTGCGAAGAGGTTGAACCGCATCGGCTATCCTGCCTATCGCTTCATCGAGATAGCCTCGCATCCGCGCCGATCGCTTGGTCAGCACCTGGAATGTGTGCTGCGGGCAGAGCGCCATGATGGCGAATATCCGGTCGATTACCTCGTCGGGTACGTTCTCGTGGAACAGGTCGGACATCGAGTTGACGAAGAACATGGTCGGCTTCTTCGTGCGCAGCGGCTTGAGAAAAGCCGTGTCGCCGGCGATTCCGATCTTGCCAGTCCAGACATAGCCGCCTTTCGATGGCTGCACGGTGCCGTGATACTGCTGTGTGGCCGGGTTCTTCGACAGCCGCGGCGCGGTCCTGCGCATGGCGTAGCAATTGGTGCAACCGGGCGAGACGACAGAGCAGCCGACGATCGGGTTCCATGTCTCTTCGGTCCATTGGATCTTGGTGGTCATTGTGTTGTCCTCACGCTGTCGCCTTCGGCTGCGCTCCGGACGGGGCGGTGCACTTGCATCGGCGCCCGGTCGGGCTTGCGGCCTTTGGCCGGTTCACACCCTCGAAGCCAGTTGATAGGCTGTCTCGAGCTTTTCGAGATGGCGGATCAGCAGGCTGGTGGCGGTGAGGATCGATGTGGCGGCGATAGAGGCGATCAGGCACCAGCCGGCGACGCTGACCGGGATCTTCTGGTTGGCGCGGGTCAGGTTCTCGCCGTCGAACGGGGGGTGGGTGATGTGTTTCATGTTTTGTCCTCACGCTGTCGCCTTCGGCTGCGCTCCGGTCCCTTGTTTGCGCGTCTGTGGCGTCGCGGCGAGGGCTTGCGGCCTTTGGCGGGGTGGCTGTCAAAGAGTCCGGGTGATGCGGATTTCCGCACGTTGCATGGGGAGATCGATGCGGGGGATGCCGACGGTCTCGATGTGGACGCGCAGATCCAGCTTGTTGGCTTCGCCGATCAGTGCGTTGAGTTCGCGAACTCTTGTTTTCAGCTTTTCGGCTATGTCGACATGTGCGTCAGCCGGCTGTGTTTGGCCTGTCATTCCGGTGTTCCTTCCTCGGCTTCATCCAGTCCTCCGGTTTCCAGCACTCTGGCCATTTTTGCGATGGCCGAGGCTATGGAGGTGGCGGTCATGGATGCGGGTTTGTTGTCTTGTGCGGTAAAGCCTGCGGCATCGCCGGCGGCGAGTTCCTGCTCGGTGGCCAGATCCGCGATGACGCGCGCCACACGGTGCGGAGCTGCGGCCTTTGCGGCGGCTGCCAACGTCTCAAGCGCTGCCCTTTCGCGGCCGCTTGTCATGAGGAAAGCCGTAGCGGTATGGTGTGGCTGGCAAATCCGACCGCGCTGGCCACGGGGGTGCTCGGGAAAATGGTTGCAAGCGTTGCCAGTGCCTCGGCGGTTTCTCCGCAGGCTATCTGATCCGCCAGAAGCCGCAGAATCCTGTCGGTGTCATCGGGGGGCAGGAATTCACGCGCCGCGGTCATCATGTTCTTTGTGATGCGGCCCGCGCGCATGCGGCACTGCAATTCTTCGATCAACTCGCGGTCGGACAAGTCGTCAATGACGTCATTGAGATCGATGTCAACTGTAACAGTGGTCATGTCCTGTCTCCAAAGCAGTCCGGTTCAGCCTTGTCGACGGGTGCTCAGGCGGCGGGCTCGGTCGATGGCTTCTGAAGACAGCCGCTTGATGACAGGTGCAGTCCAGCCGCGCTGAACAAGTGTTTCGGTGCTGACGTTCTGGCCAGCAAACGCCATTTCGCGCATGTCACTCGCCATGCGGTCAATCAGTGCCATGCGGCAGGAAGGCGACGGAACCTGCGTTGTGGTGGCGCCATGCGCCGGGGAAGCCTGGTAACGGATCATCATTCTCTCCAAAAAAAGCCGGGATGCGTTCAAAGCACCCCGGCCAAATGGGGCGGTCAGGCCCACAGGGGAACAGTCACTGAGAGGTGACGGAGAGAATGTTATGGGCAAAAGCCCATTCCTGTCAATGGGCAAAAGCCCACATAAGAAAATGCAATTTCAGCGGGGTGTTGCGCTATTCGCGTGTAACAGCAAAAACGACGCGGCCAATAATGATGACTGAGTCGCCATCCGAGGCGTCGTCCTCGACAGAGATCGGAACTTGAAACCGAGGATCATCGGATTCCGGCATCAGCCACAGCTTACCGTCAGACCCGGCATGAAGAAGTTTGACCGTGTGCTCCACTTCACCAGAAGGGTGACGGCGCTCCACGATGTAACGTTTGCCGATAATCGGTTCTTCCTGAGCTTCGATCAGGGAAATGAAAACGACGACGGTTCGCTCAAGGTAGCGTCGATTCATTGAAGGGCCGCGCGTTTCCGCGGCATGCAGTTCCAGAGAACGATACTCAGGCAAATCAGGCACATACACGACGTATCGTTCTTCCTCATCCCATTCCCAAGACTCGGCAAAGTGGCCTGCCTGGACAAAAGCCTTAACCTCGACCCGCCTCAGGTTGGGCTCTACGGGAGAGCTCGTTTCCTCCCCCAGTAGGTATGCAGCCGAGCGTTGCACAGCTTTTGCAATTGCAAGGAAATTGTCAATAGACGGGATACGGTCGCGCTCGAGGAGGTCTCGCACGAAAGTTTCTCCTTTTCCGGCTCTGAGCGAGACATCCTTCATGGACAATCCACTGTCAGAAATTGCGGCGCGGAGGCGGTTTTTCCAGTCATCCTTCATGTGTGGGATGTAGCCCATTTTCATCAACTTTCGCACGTGGGTTATTGCCCATTGACAAATGGGCTTTTGCCCATATCCTTGCTGACCATGATTACGCTTGAATCGATCATCGCTGCGATTGAACGCCACTGTGCCACGACGGGCATGGCGGAAACGACGTTTGGCAGAAAGGCCGTCAACGATGGAAAGCTTCTGTCGCGGCTTCGCGACGGAAAGTCGATCAACATCGATACGTACAACCGCATTTTTGCGGTCATCGAAGCGGAAACGCAGGAGCCAGCGGAATGAGCGGCTCCAACAAAACTCACTGCAGGATGGAGAAGTGGACATCTCGGGTGGCTCATAACCACCAGATCCCCGGTTCGAATCCGGGTCCTGCAACCAGATCCATCGGACGGGCATCCTCCTCCCGCCCGTCCGGTGGTGCCGCCGGGGTCGCGTCCGGCTTCACGGGCGGAAGCATGCCCTTCCGCCCGTGTTCGAGGATCAAGGCCCGCCGGCGCGTGTGGCCAGTCGCCCGAAAAGGAAAATCCGATGATTGAGATGGTTCGTGTGCTGGCCGACGCCTGGCTGATCGTGCTGGCGCTTGCCGCCTGCGGTTTCGTTGCCTCCGATTTTGACCGGACGCGGCGGGCAGACTGGTTTGCCCTGATCCTGATGCTGCCTGCGATCGTGTGGGGGCTGCTGCTTGCCGCGGTGGATCTGTGGGGTGTCGCCGGTCGCTGGCCGGGCACGCTGTGGGCAATGATTGCGGGGCTTTTGAACATCGGCTGACTGGCTCCTTACGGGGTTTCGGTCAGCTGCGAGATAACCAGTTCCAGGCGTTTCCCACATTGGGAAAATCTTCGGGAATTTCCCGGAGCGGGAACGATGTGCGCCGGGCCCTGGCCGGCAAGAGCAGGAGAAAGATATGAGCGCGATTTCAACAGCATGGCAACACCGGATCAAGTCTGCGCAGCGCGATCTGATCGCCCGGTGCGGCGGGATCGAGCGGGCGGGCGAAATCACCTCTTTCGGCAAGAGCAATGTCGGGCGCTGGAACAGCCCGACCGATCCGGACCTGATGCCGCTCAACGCGGTGCTGGCGCTGGAAGCCGATGCCGGCGTGGCGCTGGTCACCTCGGTGATGGCCGGGCTGAACGGGCGCCGCGTGGTCGAGGCCGACTGCGAGGGGGCCGGGCCATCTGCGGTGTTTGCCAAGCACGCCGAGGCGGTGCGGGCCGCAGGCGATTTGATGAGCGCAGGCGCGCAGGCCTTTGCCGATGGTGTTCTGACACCGGCGGAGATGGCGCTGATCGACCGCGCCGCAAGCCAGGTTGAGGCGGCTCTGGTCTCCCTGCGCCTGTCGATCGGGCAGGGCAAGGCGGACGGGGCGCAGGTGGTGCAGTTCGGGGCGGCTGAGAAATGAGCGGTCCGGGGCACAATTCCTCCGATGGCGGGGCTGTCGCCCGTGACCAGCTGCGGTCGATCGTTGAGCGGATCGAGCGGCTGGAAGAGGAAAAGAAGGTGATCGGCGACGACATCAAGGCTGTCTACGGCGAGGCCAAATCCAACGGCTTCGACGTCAAGGTTTTGCGCCGGGTGATCGCCATCCGCAAGCAGGACCAGAACGACCGGCTGGAGCAGGAAGCCATTCTCGACACCTATCTGCATGCGCTGGGGATGGCGCCAGAGCCGGAGGATGGATGATGCGAAAGATCGAGGTATCCAAGTTTCTCAAGACCGACAGTGAGCCTGGTCCTGCGCCAATGTTGCAATGGCTGGAGATTGACCAACTGGTGGTCGATGACAGTTATCAGCGTGAACTGAAGGTCGGCAACTGGAAGGCTATTCACCGGATTGCCACCGGGTTCCGGTGGTCCCGGTTTTCGCCTGTGTTTGTTTCCCCCGTCGAAGGTGGGCTTTACGCCATTATCGACGGGCAGCACCGGGTTCATGGGGCTCGGATGGCGGGCATTGAAAGTGTGCCCTGCCAGGTTGTTCACATGACGCGGGAGGAGCAGGCGGCAGCTTTTGCGGCGGTCAATGGCGATGTGACGAAGGTCACGGCATGGCAGGTTTTCAAGGCCGCGTTGGCGGCTGGTGAAAGTTGGGCTGTGGAGGCTGCCAGTGCCGCGGCGGAGGCCGGGTGCGAGCTGATGACCTCGAACACGAGCAGCTGGACCAAGCAGCCAAAGCAGATTTACGCCGTTACCGGCTTTCGCAAGATGCTTGCCTCCTACAAGCGTCCTCACATCATTGCTGCGCTGACTGCAATCGCCAGTGCCGAAGGCTATGCAGACAGCCCCGAGCCTTGGGACGGCAGCGTTTTGCTGCCGATGCTTGCCGCCTGTGCGCAACGCCCGCGCGCTGTGGCACACGGGGATGTCTTTATCGAGTTTCTCGAGTTGTGGCCCATCTGGGATGAGGTTGAGCGTATCCATGTGGCGACGAGAGACCGGATCCGGAAGGGGCTGCCCTATGTCGGCAAGAAGGAGCAGCTCGAAAGCGCGCTCATAGATGCGATCGACCGGAAGTTTGTCGATCGGATCAGGCTGCCCGAACCGGAGGGTGAGGGATGAGAACCGGCGTTTCCCTGATGGATCTCCAGTCCGGTCAATGCAAGTGGCCTGTCAATGACGGGGATCCGTTTCTGTTTTGTGCGGCGCCAGCTTTGCCCGGTTCTTCCTATTGCGGCTGCCATGCGGCGATTTCGGTGGGTGCTGGCACGCCATCGGAGCGCAATGCGGTGCGGACCGCCCGGTGGGTGGTTGGCAGTGAAACCCCTTTGACCAAACCAGTGGAGTAAAAGTCATGCTTGCCAGTGTTTCGCGTACCTATTCCAACCCGGCCACCGTTGCCGCGCTCATCCGTGTCAACGGGCTTGATTCGGTCCGGCGCACCGGCCTTGTGCCGCGCGAGTGCATTCGCCAGGTCAGGCGCGGGCTGAAGGCTCATGCGTTTGACGAATACAGGACAATGCTGGCCGAACGGCGGCGCGGTTCTGCCGATTGGCGGATGCTGAAATTTGCGCGGCGGCATGGCCATGAGTGTCTGGCTGCGGCCGAGCGGCGGCCGCATGATGCGCGGCTGGTGGCGGGGCTGACCGACAGCTGGATCGAGCACTGCAGCGCCGGTGAAATTGGCCGCAGGCACGGCTGGGATGTGGGTTTTCGGCTGAGCCGCATGACCCGTGTCTCGGTCTATGCCAAGGCGGCTGACATGGGTATGGATCTCGAACTGATCGAGGCGTTGCAACACAAGCGCCTGATGCAGCAGGAGGCATCTCCGGTGCTGCGTCGGCTGCAAGTTGGCAAGCGGGTGATGGCGCGGACATGCCGGCTGTTTGGCGTGACGCCGGCGGAATTGTGCTCCGACATCCGCGAGCGAAAATTCGCCGTGCCCCGGTTTTTCTATTGCTACTGGATGCGGCGCGTCACCGGTTGGCGTGATGCGCAGACCGGTAAGCGGGTTGGCGTGATGAGCTATCCGGAAATCGGGCGGCGGCTGGGCGGGCGCGATCACACGACTGCGCTCAATGGCGAACGAAAATGGCCGTCATCGCGCGAGAGGGCACGCAAGCTGATCGAGGCGCGGCAGCTCTTGGGGGCGCGTGATGGGCGCTGAATTTCCCAGACGGCGGGTGGCGCTGCGTCAGGCAGCGGGCGGCACGGCGGTGATGGAGGCCGAATGCGGTTTTGGGCTGGCGATCGTGCCGGTGCCGGAAATTGCCATCCGGCTTGGCTCCACCGCCTCCGCGCCTGACGGCACGCAGGGGCCGGGCGACCGGCAGGTGCGGGGCACCGGGTTTACGTTTTACCACGCGGCATCGGGCGTGCGGCTTTTGCCGCAGGGCTGGTTTTTCACCACGCTCGAGGCGGCGCGCGAGGGGTTGGCGGCGATCGGGCAGCGCTGGCCTGATGCCTTTGATGTCCAGGCCTCGAGAAGCATCGAGCGGTTGGGCGGGCCGGTGATGGAGGTGTTGTGCTGTACAGGCGTGGTGCGCGGCAAGTGGAACGACCTTTCGCGCGCGCTCGACGGCCATGACGAGGATGCCTGGGCGGCAGGCCGCGAGGCCCGGCTTGCGGCGATGGAACGCATGGGCGGCAAGGCGCTGCCGGTGCCCGATGGCGCTGCGATGCGGCGATCTGCGAGGGCGGCGTGATGGAAGGCAGGGCGATGTTTGACAAGATAATTGCGATCTCGGAACGGCGTGGCCCGGACATTGAAATCGGCGGGTCTGAAGACCCCTATCTGCGCCGCTGGTACATCATCCCGCGCAATCGCTGGTTCAATGTTTACCTGCATGAATTCTGCCGCTCCGATGATGACCGGGCGCTGCATGATCATCCCTGGTGGAACATGTCGCTGCTGCTGCGCGGGCAATATACCGAACACACGATCGCCAAGGGCGGCGTCAACATCCGGACGGTGCGCTGCGCGGGGCAGTTCAAGTTTCGCGGGGCGAGATCTGCGCATCGGATCGAGCTGACGCATGGGCATTGCTGGACCTTGTTCATCACCGGGCCGCGGCTGCGGGAATGGGGATTTCACTGCCCGCAAGGATGGCGGCACTGGAAGATTTTCACCAGCGGCGAGCGTGGTGAGCTGGTTGGGCGCGGCTGTGGCGAGGATGACTCCTGATGAATGCCGGGGTCGAAAGCCAGGCGCTGGCGCTTGCGGAGAGCATCAGGGATCTGCCGCGTGGCGGGGCTTCGGTGCCGGTGGCGATTGCGCCTTGTGAGGATCTGGCCGGGCTGGTGATGCGGGCGCGGGCGCTCTTGGATGATGGCGACGTGGCGGCAGCAAGGCTGCTGGCCGATGCAGCCTATGGGCAGGCGGCGACGGCGGCGGGTGCTGCGGGCAAGATAAGGGCGTCCGCCGCGCTGGTGGCCAAAGCACACCGGCTGCAGGGCGATGCGCTGCTGATCGAGGCGCAGGCGCGGATGCGGATTGCCGATGAATGGGACACTGCCGAGGCCAATGGCCAGATCAGCCGGGGCGGGCGTCCGGCGAAACATCAGGATCAGGAAGGTGAAAAACCCGTATCCAGCAGAAACGGGTTTACCGCCGCTGACACCGGGTTGAGCCGCAAGCAGATCTCCGAAGCGCGGCAATTGCGCAATGCCGAACGCAAAAGCCCCGGCATTGCCGAGCGGGCGATTGCGGCGCGGCTGCAGCAGGGGCTGGCGCCGACCAAGGCCAATTTGCGGGTGGCAGTGGGGACGGCCACGGCGACGAAGGAAGATCGCGGGCTGAATCTATACCAGACGCCAGCCGAAGCGATGCGGGTGCTGCTGGCGCTGGAAGCCTTCGGGCCGCTGGTGCTGGAGCCTGCCTGCGGGCGTGGCGCGATCAGCGTGCCGGTCGAGGCGGCGGGGCATGAGGTGCTGCTGTCCGATATCGAGGATTACGGCACGGCTGACCAGCACGGCACCTGTCAGGCTGTGGCAGATTTCCTGACGACGAAGCGTCGCAATTTTGTCGAGCCTGATGAGGTTGTCGATATCATTACCAACCCGCCTTACGGCTCGGACATGAATGCTTTCATCGCCCATGCGCTGAGAGAATTCCGGCCCGGCAAGATGGCGCTTTTGCTCAACCTCAACGCCTATGCCGGCTTTGATGATGCGGACCGCAATTTCTATTTCGATGAATGGCCGCCTGCGCGGATCTACGTGTTTTCGCGGCGGCTGCCGATGATGCACCGCGATGGCTGGGATGGCCCTGTGGCGTCGAGCCGGATGAACACGGCGTGGTTTGTCTGGGAACGGGTGTTCGGGGCAAACGATGCCAACCGCTATGGCGACGGGCCGAAGATCTCCCGGGTTGACTGGAAGGACTTTGAAGACCGTTCCCCGCTGGGGGTGATGGCATGAGGCCCGAATTTTCACCGGAAATGCTGCGGCTGTTTCTCATGGCGCGGATCTCCGATGCAGTGTTTCGTGCTGGCGGTCCGAAGCCTGCAGGTGGGGTGCGCTACGATGCCACGCGCAAGGCCAAGGCAGTGATCCGCAAGGCGGCTGGTGTGACCAATTTCGAATTCAATTTTGCCTGGGCGGGGCGGCTGAATGATGCCGCACCTCGGGCAAGGCTGTGGGGGGCGATGGGCTGTGTGCCTGCCGACCACGGCATCACTTTGACGGATGATGGAGGGCAGCAATGACCGGACTTCAAAACAGTCGCAACCCGGCGCGGGCGGATTTTGACTGGCGCATGTTTGCGCAGTCGATCCGCACCGCATGTGCTGCAGACGGACGCTCACAATGGGCGTTGGCTCAGGAAATCGGCATCACCGAAAGTGACCTTTCGCGGGTGCGCGGAGGGGCCATGGTGAGTGTCGGAAAGGCCATTGCATTGGCGCGATGGCTGAAATTGCCGCTCGAAAACTGGTATCTTGCGCCGCTTCCGGAGCCGCCTCTCAAGGCAGTGAAATCAAGGCCTTGCACCACTCCAAACGTGAAACATCGCGAGGCTGCGCAATGAGTTCGCCTCTGATCATCGATTGTTTCGCAGGCGGTGGCGGGGCCTCGAACGGGATTGAAATGGCGCTCGGACGCTCGCCGGATTTCGCCATCAATCACGACCCGGTGGCTGTGGCCATGCATGCGGTCAACCACCCTGATGCGGTGCATTTGTGCCAGAACGTCTATCAGGTTGACCCGCTTGACCATTTCGCCCGCGCGCATATCGGCTTCGCCTGGTTTTCACCCGACTGCAAGCATTTTTCCAAGGCCAAGGGCGGCGCGCCGGTGCAGCGGAATATCCGCGATCTGGCGTGGATCATTCCGGGCTGGATCGAGCGGATCCAGAAATCGGGCGGCAAGGTCGACGTGGTGGCGATCGAGAATGTCGAGGAATTCCAGACATGGGGGCCGCTGCTGACAACCAGCAAGGGGCTGGTGCCGGATCCTGACCGCAAGGGCGAAACGTTCCGTGCCTGGTGCAAGAAGCTGAAACAGCTTGGCGGCAAGATCGAGTGGCGCGAGTTGCGCGCCTGCGATTATGGCGCGCCGACGATCCGCAAGCGGGTGTTTATCCTGATCCGGTTTGACGGGCAAAAGATCGTCTGGCCGGAGCCGACGCATGCCAGTCCGGACAGCGAGGCGGTGAAGAGCGGTAAGCTCAAGCCATGGCTGACAGCCGGGCGCGACGTGATCGACTGGTCGATTGCCTGTCCCTCGATCTTCGACAGCAAGGCGGAGATCATGGCCAAGCATGGGCTGCGCGCCGTGCGGCCCCTGGCGGACAACACGCAGGCCCGGGTGGCGCGTGGCATCAAGCGCTATGTGCTGGACGCGGCAAGGCCGTTTCTCGTCAACCTGACCCACGGGGCGCGGCTGGAAGATGCGACGGAGCCGATGCGGACCGTGACCGGTGCGAACCGTGGCGAGAAGGCTGTAGTTGCTCCTTCTCTTGCTGCCTACTACGGCAAGGGCAATGGCGGCGAGGACCGCAGCGCCGACGCGCGCGAACCGCTGAAGACCGTTGTGACCGAAAATAGGCATGCGATTGTTGCGCCGGTACTTGCCGGTTGTGGTGGAAGGGCAGGGCAGAGCCGACCGCGCGGTGGTGATGAACCTATGGCGACGGTGACGGCCAAGGCTGATACGTGCCTGATTTCTCCGGTGATGACCTACGCTCAGCAGGGCGGCGCGGTGCGCGACCCTTCGGATCCGCTGCACACAGTCACGGCTTCAGCAAAGGATCAGAATGCGGTGATCGCGCCGCACCTGATGACCATGCGCAATGCCGGCAAGCCGTATCAGGGTGCTGACGAGCCTGCGCACACGGTAACCGCTGGCGGGGCAGGACTGACCTGTGTTGCGGGGTATGTGGCTCAGCACAACAATGACAGAAGGCGCATCGGTGGCGTCAATCCGGGCCGTTCTGCTGATGAGCCTGTTTCGACGGTGACTGCATCTGGTGCGCAGCAGGGCGTGGTGGCGGCAAGCATGTTGTCGATGAAGGGCAGTGACAGGCGCGCCAGTGCGGCGGATGAGCCTGCTCGGGTGGCTTGTACGGGTGGTGGGCAATCCGCACTCGTGGCGGGTGCCTTGACCAAGTATTACGGCACAGGCGACGGACAAGAGCCCGGTGATCCGCTGCACACGGTGACCACGAAGGACCGGTTCTGCCTGTCACAGGCGGCGCTTGCTGCGCCTCCCTTCGGGCCGGAACATTATGAGCGTGCGCGCGAAGTGGCGGTGTTTCTGCGCGCGCATGGCTTCTGGGATGAGCGGGAGTTCGTGACGCTTGAGGTGGATGGCATCACGCTGGTGATGGTCGACATCGGCATGCGGATGCTGACACCGCGTGAATTGTTCAACGCGCAGGGGTTCCCGGCTGACTACGAGATCGACCGGGATCTTGATGGCAATGTGTTTTCCAAATCCGACCAGGTGGGCCGGGCAGGTAACAGCGTGTGCCCGCCATTGGCGGAAGCGATTGCGCGGGCCAACGTGCCTTACCTGGCGCAATTCCGGGAGGCTGCGGAATGAGCGTTCTGGTGATGACTGAAGTGTTTGCTGCGCGTTTTGGCACATCCAACCGCAAGATGGTGGCGCTGCGGCTGGCGGATTTTGCTGACAACCAGGGGCGTGGGATGTGGCCATCTGTCACGACCATTGCGCGCGAATGCGAGATTGCTCCTCGTACGGTGCAGCGTGTGTTGCGTGAATTCGAGGACGAAGGGCTCATCATCTGCCAAGAGCGCGGCAGCGGGCGGCGGACATCGCGCTATGACTACAACATGGCCAAGCTGCGCGAACTGCGGGCTGCTGCAGAGGGGATCTCGCCGGACGTGAATACCTCGAAGGCAGCAGATGAATATGCTGAGGGAGAGGCCGAAAACGGGGCCGGAAACGAGGGGTGTCACGGTGTCACCCCTGACACTGACGACATGAGGGGTGACACGGTGTCACCTCTGGGGTGTCACGGTGTCACCCAATCCGTAATGGAACCGTCAATAGATCCATCAACAGAGAGAGAGCGCGCGAGCGCGGATGTGCCTGGGGTGGAAGGGGATGAGGCTGATGGTTCGGAAGCTGTCGCGGCGGCTGCGGAGAAGCCTGATTCTTCGACCGTGCCGGAAACGGCTGATTTTCAGAAACGGGTCATGCGGTTTTGCAATGGACGGGGTTTTGATGCCGGTCCATGGCCGGATTGGGATACGTCCTCGCCGGGATGGATCGGGCGTCAGTTTGCCAAACTGGCGGAAACCGACCGTCAGCACGCCGAGCGGTGGCGGGACGCCTATCTGCGCGACATCGCCACACGGCGCAAGAAGCCGGTGCCTGTGGGCACGTTCTTCCGTGACAGGCTGTGGGAAGGGCTGGACCCGGCGCTTCTGCAGCGTGCCCAAAAGGCTGCGGAACAGGGCGCGAAGCCTGCCGAATATGCCAAGCCCGAAGGCTGGACCGTTTCCATGGGGCCGGTGTGGGCTGCCTGTCTGGCGGAGGTGCTGTTGCGCGGGCCGGAGCATGGCGAGCATGTGCCGGGCAATGGCGTGTGGCTGCGGTTCAACATGACCAAGGGCTGGCCGAAGCTCGCAGCACTCTACGATCTGGCCAGCAACAAGCGCGGGCTGGTGCTGCCGGAACGGTTTCACCGGATGAAGGATCTGGTCGAGTTCGTGCCCGAGGGCGGCAATGTGTGGGCCGCATGGGAGGCCGAATTCAAGGCCCGCAACTGGCCGGCATGGCCACGGCGCGAGGGCATGGACGGCATGTATTTCCCGGTTGGCGGACCGGACGGATTGCCCGCATTCGAGCGGGAGCTGGCAGCAAGACATCAAACCAACGAGGCGGCTCAATGATGCATGATCGGACTTTCAGTGGCAGGGCTGCGGGCAGGGCAAAGCGGCTCAAGGTGCGCTCTGTGAGCGTGGGTGAGATGACGCCTGCGCAAATGGCAAGGGTGTCGGCTGTGCGGCCCACACTTGATGAAACGCTGGTGCGAATCAGCGAGGAGCATCTGAGCCATGCGGTTCTGCCTGCGCCAGCTGATTCGCCCTGGTGCTGCCTGAAAGTGTGGTTCGGACGCGAAATGGCTGTGCAGGAAACTCTGGATAATCACAATATCGAGTGTCTTGTGCCGATGCGGAAAGGGCGTGAAAGGCGGGTCCGGCATCGGGTAATTCCTGCTCGAATGGAGCCTGCAATCACCGGATATGTGTTTGCCAGGTTCACCATCACGGCGGAAGCGCTGTCTGGAATGCGGGCCGTGGAATGGGTGCGGGGCGTGCTTGGCGAGGATGGCAAGCCGTGGTGCATCAGCCATGAAAAGGTTATGCAATACAAGGCTCTGGCCGATGATGGCGGGCTTGACTGGGAGAATGTCGGGCATGTGGTCTACAGGCAAGGCGAAGTGGTGCTGGTGACGGAAGGGCCGTTCGGCGGGTTTCGTGGCGAGGTGATCTCGGCACGGCGTGATGGGCGTGGTGATGCGGTGGTCGAGGTGGACATGTGCGGGCGCAAGGTGCCCGTGACGCTGCCTGTTGCAATTCTGAAGAAAGTGTGAATTTAAATGCGCTGGGATGATCCGATGATCCTGAGTGAGCCCTTGACCTGACGGTGCGATGTCGCAGCCCGAGGGGAACGAAGCGAAAGCTTCGGGGTCGGTACGCCGGTCGGACCCCGCCTTGAACGGCCCCTGATGCGGGCAAAGCGATTCAAGGCCAGTGCGCAAGCTATGTCTGGATCAATCTCCATTGGTAAAGCTCAAGGCTGTCAAGTCATCGATCAGTGCTGCGCCCGGCAGGCTGAAGGCGCCGCCAAAGCTTGCCGATGAATTTTATCGATCGCCCGAGTGGCGCAGGCTTGTCCGCGAAATCAAGGCAGAGCGTGGTGCTTGGTGTCAGCGTTGCGGGTCCGGTCATCGGATCATCGGGGATCACATCAAGGAACTGAAGGACGGTGGGGCAAGGCTCGAGCGCTCGAATGTAGAGTTGCTGTGCCAGTCCTGCCACAACAAGAAGACCGCAGCCGCAAGGGCAACGCGACTTGGCGCGCGGGCTTGAACCACACAAGCCGATGATACCAGTACAAGGGTATCCGCCCGAGTGCGGGCTACCTTGTTGAGGGGGGCGGGTCGAAAGTCCCCAGCCCCTTCGGCCTAGTAC